TTGGTTCTCTTTTCATAGTTTTTTTGTTTTCTTCCAATTTTATTAAGTATTCTTCATCACCATCAGTAAGTGAAATTTCGTCATCATCTTGTTGGATAATGACACCATCTTCGCTTCCCATAGCTTTAAATACTTTTATGACTTCTTCGTCAGATGCTGAGGTTAGGTCCAGAGGTGGCAATTCTGCTGATATATCCATATCACCAGTCTCGTCCTCGATGTCAAGTTCCATTCCCATATCCATAGCCCCCAGAGGGTCCATTTCCATTTCGATGTCTACTTCTTGTTCTGTGTCCTCTTGCTCCTTAAGGTAATCGTCTTCCTCAGATAACGATTCTTTTACTAATTCATTAATTTCTTCCTTCATAGTTGAAGAAAGTATTTCTTTTGCATTAGACTTCATAGTTTCTTCCAACTGTTCCGCCTCGAGCAACGCTTTTTCTATTATAGACTCACTCATAAGTTTATTTTATAATAAATATATCGTAACAACCAAAAAAATTACTTTTGGCTGCACTATAAATAAGGTTTTTTATCTAGATAAGAAATTATCTAGTTTTGACATTAGTTTTAGAGCTTTATTTGCCTTTACGTCTAATGGTTCTGATTTTTGTTCACTCTCCAAAACCTCATCCCATTTATCCACATCTTCTGGATTTTTAAACAGATAGGACCCTGGTGTTGATGGCGATGACACTAGGTCAAAACATATTAATTCAAAGTCATCTTGTACTTGATTATGCCCACCACTTTCTTTTAGAGACCCAACACCTCTTGATGAAATACCTAAAGTTACGCCTTGACGTAAAAGATTTGCCGCTATATCCCCCATTGTAGATACAACACCATCTTTATGATATCCTGGACTAGTTAACATTTTGAGTTTCCCCATTAATCTATTTCCATCCCAAAAAGTTTCGGTAATAACATGTGATGTTCTTTCTAAATCTATCAAAGACGATTCTGGGTGGTTTAATTCTGATATTGCTCCACCTCTTTTAATAACGTCTTGGTATCTTTCATTTTCTCTTTTTAATATATTTTCTGGGTATATCCTACCGTTTCTGTTTGGTACATCATATTTTTGTAATATACAATACATCTCCACTTCACCATCAAAGTTTGGGTCCGCTATCTCTCTTAAAATTTTTGAGTTGTGTTTTGGTGAAATACTTCCCGCGTCATATTCAATTAATATTCCATGTCCTATTTCTCTTGGTCCTAAAATCTTCATATAAATTAGTTTTATATATAAATAGATTATAATGAATAAAAAAAACCTTACATATGTAAGGTTTAATTTATTGTTCTATTATAGGTATTTAGTTAATTAACAACTCCGTCAGTTGTTACTCCTGTTAATCCACCAACATCATGAGTATTAGTACCAATTCTAAATCGACCATAAGGTGAATTATCGGTAGTACCAGTTGCACTTATCCAACCACCCGCACCAGGTCCTGCCTGTCCTGCTGTATCACCTGAACCTTGAATGTTAAAGAAGTTAAGTGTAGTTGCAGTAGTCCATGATGTTATATAACCATGAGTCATAAATTCCCATTGTCCAGGTGCCCCATCTCCACCAAATCTTAACTGATGTGATTTACCTTGACAAATTCCGGTTCCGTCTCCATCATAAGTTCCATCTTCATATGTCCACATTGGTTGTCCGTTAAAATAACAACCTTGTTGTTCTAATGTTATATTCTGAACTGTTCCTGGATTAACACCCGTACTGTAATGTACTGTAATCTTATTATAATTGTATATATCTACCTTGTCAGCGGATACACCCGAAACTGAAGGTGTTGTTGGTTTAGACGTATTTCCAAGTCCTTTATTGTCATTATCTATAAATCCCATTTTATATTTTTTTTATTTAGTTTATTCTATAGATAAATATATTAATACAAACAAAAAAAACCTATATTCTATTATTTTTCCTTTTTAGATGAATGAAAAGAGAAATATTCATTATCTTTTAATTCTTCATTAATTAGTTTTCTTGTTTTTTCTTCTATTTTATATATAGTTTTGGTGTCTTTTAGGTTTAATCTACTACTTGTAAAAAATGTCATTTCACACTTCATAAATGATTTTTTACCTACCGCTACACCACTACTACGTAAATCTAAGTCTACTATGATGTTGTCTTTAAATTTTGTTTTATCTATTAGATTGGTTACACGTGTTTTTAAAAGTTTTCTAAAATTTTTAACTACACAACGCCAACAATCGTACTCTTTAATTGGTTTGGCCCAACTAGAGAATTGTACATATATCGATTTTAGTGTTTTTGAATCTACGGTTCCTATGTGTGCCTTAAATTTTGGGTGAACCGTTATGGGTATTGTTTTGCCTGTTTTCATGTCTTCATGTCTTAACTTTTATTACTAAAAGTATAAGAATTATGATACATTAATTCAAATCTTGTTCTAGTTGTTTTAACCTTAATAAAGATAATTTATCTTCTCCCATTTGAATGACAACATTTTTAGTCTCTGTTAATTTTACCTTTAAATTATCGTCATCTGTATTTTCTACTAAAGTAGTAATTTTACTTATAATATCTTTTCTTACATTATTTACCTCCTCATTAATCTTACTTTTATTTATATAAAGTATTTCAGATAATAATTCTTTATCCTCTTTCTTTAAAGTAGCAAATTCCTTATTATAGTTCTCAGAAAGTGTATAAGCTAATATTTGGGGGGTTAACTTAGTGTTTAGTTTTCTGGTTGTTTTTTTATTAAGTATTGATTCTACAAGATTATCCTTTACCTGTAACCTTTTTGAGATATTTCTTACTCCTTTTTTATAAATAATATAATCTAAACTATCGTATATTTCATTTTTCTTTTCAGTTAGTAATGATTTTCTTTTACTAAATACAACTTCTAATATATTACAAACTTTTTTTAATGAGTTTATTTTTGGTCTTAAATACGTAATAGACTCTGTAATGTACTCATTTAACTCAGTACTATTCTTAAATTCTTTTTTCTCCACTTCATTATATAAAGTAAAGAACTCTCTAAATGGTTTAGAAAGTTTTAGTGCTCCCATAATAACATGAAAATTTTCTTTAAATAGTTCTTTATTAGTATAAGAATTTTCTAATATAGTGTCTATTTTGTTTTTGTAGTGTCCGAATGATTTCATAAATATCTTTTTAAAATAAATATCTAGTCTTTAACTAAATCATCTATCTCTTTATTAATTTCTTTGATATCATTATTAGTTTTATTAGTTTTAAATTCCCAGTTTGGTAAATCTATCCCTTTATTTTCTAATATTAATGGTAAATCTCTTTCTATTTTAAAACTTTCCGCAGCTGGTTCTGGTTCTGGTGGTGCTGGTGGAGCTTCAGTGCCTACATCTGCGCTGCCTCCCATATCTATAGGTGGTGGAGGTACACTAGTATCCATACCTGGTATTGATGGTGCTGTTGTTTCTCCTGGTAACCCTGGTTCACCAGATTCTTCACCACCTTGAGCTTCGGTGGCTTCTATGTCACCATATAATTTGTCGATTTGGTTAAATACCCCGGTTTTCTTAATAATTTCTGCGGTGGTTTCTAATTCTTTAGATATTGCTTTCTCAAATCTTTGTTGTTGTAAGTCTAGTTTAATTTCTTCGTCACTCATACTTAGAATGTGTTTTTTTGCCCATGTAGCGGAAACTGGTGATATACCAGTACCTGGGTCACTAACTGCGTCCTTATATAAAGTTATCTTAGTTTGCCATGCCTCCATCTTTAATAATTCAGCTTGTGTAGATGGATTTGTAAGTCCTAATGCAAAATTATCCAACTCCTCATCAAACCCTAAAACAAATAAATGAATTATTGCTATTTTATTTAATTCTTGTATAATAGATTTTTGTATTCTATTTATTGTTCTTGCAAATCTAATATCTAATAAAGCTAAATTTTTACCTTCACCAACAACTTCCTCAAAACCTAAAAAAGCTTTAGGAATTCTTAAAGCGGCTAATAACTTCTTTTGTATATATTCTATATCAGCTATCTCACTTAAATTTGTAGCCCCAGGTAATGTTTCTATAGGGCTAGGGGCTCCATGGTCTCTAACCGGTATAAAATAATCTTGGTCGACAGCCATTTGGTTATATCTCAAATCTACCTGACCATTAGTTTGGTCAACTATAGGGTCTCTTTTAAATTTATTGGCTACTCTTTGAACATAAGCTTCTACATCCTTGTCGTCCATGTTACCAACAAATATTTTAAATATTCTTCTTTCTGGTGCTCTTGCAGTTCTATATACCAACATAGCATCTTCTGCTAAAATTAGTTGTTTCCATGTTCTTCTTGCTTTTTCTAACATAGACGTACCATAAGGTAATCTTCTATCGTCACCTAAAAGTCTAAAGTGAGCAATTTCCCAAGAATTAAATTCAAGACTTTTTTCTTTCCAGACAAACCTTACTCTTCTTTCCTTGTTTTCCCCATCTGGTGTTATATTTGGGTATGTCCCTGTCTCTACTCTTTCTATTTCATTATTAGGTAGTTGGTTACATCCTATAACTCCTTTTTCTGGGTCCACCTTAAGATATAAAAAATCATCCCCATATTTTGCGGTATTTCTAACCCACATAGGTAAATTTGTATTAATATCTAAAATATTATTAAATAAATCTGCTAATATAGATTTAATCCTTGCAGACTCAGAATATATTGTAACCATATGTCCATCTTCAGAAGGCGTTGTAGATTCCTCAGCATAAATGTCAAGAGCTGCTGAAATTTCTGGAGTAAATTCCATTGCCTCATAATCATAATAAGATGCAATCCTAGTTGGTTCATAGTAAACCGATTGGGTGTACATTTCATTCTCAACCTTTTGCCATTGTTTAGAAAGGTATACAGTTTGTTGTGCTGTTAACTTATCTTTCTCAAATTGGGCCTTTGACGTGGTTTTTAGTAAATCCTTACCATCAAACTTATATTTTTGATATGTAGGTTCTGTAAGTCTAGGTCCGTCGGGACCAAAAACTCTAGTTAGTTTTTGATATATTGTTAAATTTTCTGCCATATGCCAATAGTAATACTTTTATTATAAATAGTGAACAAATTTATCTTTTTTTACCAGCCCCAAATAACCACCCATATTCTCTATAGACTTGTTCACCTCCAACATTAGGCCTTAAGTGTGGGTTTAATGTACTAGAGTTAGGTGTGGGTCTTAAATCAGATATAGATTGTGTATCCTCTTCACCGGTAGTTACCCAACTATTTAACA